TATGGCACAATAGTAGTCCCAGATATGGGAAAAGAAAAAAATCTTCGTGGAGAAGTAGTATCAGTAGGCCCAGGTCATTATTCAGGTATGGGAACCTTTATTGAAACTAGTGTTAAAGTTGGAGATGAAGTAATTCTTCCACAAATGGGTCCTACAAAAATGGATTATAATGGTGAAGAATTTTACATGATTGAAGAAAATAAAATTTTAGGAATTATAGAAAAATGAGTAAAGTAACTATTGTAAACTACGGTGACGACTCCCGTAAAAAGTTGATTAGCGGAGTTAATCAACTTGCAGATGCAGTCGTAACTACTTTAGGACCAAATGGTAGAAATGTTGTAATTCAAAACGAACATGGTATTCCTCAAAGTACTAAAGATGGTGTAACAGTAGCTAAAGCTATTGAACTTGAAGACACAGTAGAAAATACTGGTGTACAGATGGTAAAACAAGCAGCTGTTAGAACTGCGGAACAAGCAGGTGATGGTACAACTACCTCAACTTTATTAGCCCGTGAAATTGTAAATGCTGGGATGCGCTATAGTGATAAGGGTCACAATATTGTAGAAATTAAACGTGGTATAGATAAATGTGTAAAAGCTCATGTAGATTTTCTCCGAGATCTATCTCAAGATATTTCTAGTGAAGATCAACTTCGCCAAGTGGCTACCATTTCAGCTAATAATGATGAAGAAGTAGGTGAATTAATTGCTACTGCAATGGAAAAAGTAGGACGTGATGGTGTAGTAACTATTGAAGAATCACGTACTGGTGAAACTTATCTTGAAACTGTAGAGGGCTTACAATTTAACCGTGGTTATAAATCACCTTATTTTGTAACTGATAATGATTCAATGAGTACTACTCTTAAGGATGCTATGATTCTTTTTTATAATGGGGGTATTGCTACTGTGAAGGATTTATTACCTTTACTTGAAACCCTATCTAACCAAGGTAAGTCTCTTCTTATTGTTGCCGAAGATATTGATGGTGAAGCACTTGCTACTCTTATTGTTAATAAAATGAGAGGTACACTTAAGGTTTGCGCAGTTAAAGCTCCTGATTTTGGTGAGCGTCGTACTTTACTAATGAATGATATGGCTACACTTACGGGTGGTCAGGTTGTTGATAAAGATAAAGGTATGAAACTTGATAAGTTTGATCTTAATTGGTTAGGTGAATGTCGTACTATAACAGTTACTAAAGAACAAACCACTATTGTAGATGGTGCTGGTGAAGAAGAAGAAATCGAACGTCTTTGTACTGAATTACAATCTCAGATTGAAAATTCTACATCACCATTTGAAACTGAAAAACTCCAGGAACGTTTAGCTAAATTAGTAGGAGGAGTAGCAGTTGTTCATGTGGGTGGTAATACTGAAACTGAAATGAAAGAACGTAAAGATAGAGTTGATGATGCCCTTCAAGCTACTAAGGCTGCTATTGAAGAAGGAATTATTCCTGGAGGTGGTGTTGCTCTTTTAAGGTCTGGTCATAAGGTTACTTGTAATACTACCAATGATGATCAAAAAATAGGATGTAACATTATGTATAATGCTTTACGTAAACCATTTGAACAAATTTTAGTAAATGCTGGAGTCCAGGATGTACATGGTATTGAGTATCGTGTAAAAGGAAAAACAAACCCTAATATAGGTTATAATATTAAAACAGGTAAGTTTGAAGATTTCCTTAAATCTGGAATTATCGATCCTACTAAAGTTACACGTTGTGCTCTTGAAAATGCGGCTTCAATTGCTGGTACAGTTTTACTTACAGAATGTACAGTAGTTAATAAACCAGAAGAAAAGAAAGAAGAAGTTGGAGCTATGCCAGGAATGTTTTAAATTTAAGTAATGGCTGAATTTGAAACAAAAGAATTAAAACAGTTAATTGCACAGAGGGTACCACCGGGAGACCGGTGGTCCCTTATAGCAAGTGATTCGTTTGAAACTGAAGGAAAGATCTACGAATCATTAACTGATACTTTAGAGGCATATTTCCAAAAAACTAGATTTAATGCTGCCTTTTATTTAGATCCCATTGGTGGGGCTTTATATGCAGTTGAGCGTCAAGAAATAGAAATAGAACCAGAACCAATCAAAACATTTGACTTTTATGGAGACGGCTATCAATAATAGTTTATGGGTAGAAAAATATCGCCCAGATACACTTGAAAATTATATTGGAAATGATCATCTTAAAGGAATCATTACTAAATATTTAGATGGGAATGATATTCAAAACTTAATTTTTTATGGACCCGCTGGTACTGGAAAAACAACACTTGCTAAACTCCTTACTAAAAATCTTAATTGTGAGTATCTTTATATTAATGCCAGTGATGAAAGAGGTATTGAAACTATTAGAGATAAAGTTTCGGGGTTTGCTAGCACAATGTCGTTTAAACCACTTAAAGTGGTCATTTTGGATGAAGCTGATTTTCTTACTATTCAAGCGCAGGCTTCTCTCCGTAATGTTATTGAAACGTTTTCAAAAAGTACTAGGTTTATTTTAACTTGTAATTATGTAGAGCGTATCATTGATCCTCTCCAATCACGTTGTCAAGTACTTAAAATTGTACCTCCTAGTAAAGGTGAAGTTGCAAAACATCTATTCAAAGTTCTTAGTAAAGAAGTTATCCAACATAGTAATGATGATTTAAAAAACATAGTAAATCAATACTATCCTGATGTCCGTAAGATGCTTAATGTGTGTCAGATGAACATTAAAATAACGGATAATCAAGGAATTCCTTCTTTTGATTTAGTGTTAGATAAACAAACACTTGTATCATCTAATTATATTGATAAAGTAATTGAATTATTACCTAGTAAAAAATCATTTAAAGATATTAGACAAGTAATTGCTGATTCTAATGTACAGGACTTTGAAGCCTTATATAAAGCTTTATATGAGCGTATGGATGAATATACTTCACGACCCGCAGAAGCAATTATTATTATTGAAGAATATATGTATCATTCAAATTTTCGAATAGATAAAGAAATTAACATAATGGCATGTATTTCTAAATTACTAGAAATCTCGGGTAAAGTTGTTTTATAGAGATATTATAGGATTTGGAGACAGATTATTTTTATTGTATCGTACGGTAAAAGAATCAGAAAAAACAACCCAAGAAGCTGTAAACTTGGTTAAAAAATATTGGCATTGTGACATAGTATTAAAAAAAGAAAATATATATTATTTTTGTAACGAAATTCAAACTATAGATTATGAAGAAATCAAAGATACAACAACAACCCCAAATTGATTTTGGTAAAACTACTTCAATACCTAATGATTCTGGAGGATTACTTTTCCAACAAGGATTTGTTTTAAGAAAAGTATCCCGCTTTATTACTCAGGGAAATGAGGATGCAGTACTTCCTATTCCTGTTTTTTATGATGAGGAAACAGGTAAAATTCTTAAGGATACTTTACCTCCTGAGTTAAGAGACGAGTATGACACTATTTGATTGGTTAAAAGAATTAACAGGTAAAAAACGGGATTGGGACTCTTTCTCGGATAAAGAGAGAGAGTCCTTTAATCCTTATATGATTAATCGTTTTTTATCTATGCACGAACCCTTTATTGAGTTAGTAAATTATGTGCAAACAATTCCTTATACTAGTAAACAAAAATATTATACAGTGTATTGTCAACTTCTTCCTAAAAAAAATGTTTGGCTTAAGTATATCAAATCAAAAATGAAACAACCAACTACAGAGCTAGTAGAAGCAATTTCTAAAATATTGGAATGTTCTCATCGTGAAGCTAAGGAAGAAGTTACTATAATAGATAATAGTATACTCGAAAAAATATTATATAAAGCAGGTTATCAACCTAATGAAATAGCAAAAATGTTTAAGTAATGGATAGTATAGTCACTTCAATTATAAAACAATTTAAAACCCGTTCTAAAATGGGGGAAGAAAAATATGGGGTTAATATGGATAGAGAAGATCTTATTTCTCCTGAGTGGATTACTCATATGAAAGAAGAACTTATGGATGCTATACTTTACTTAGAAAAACTAGAACAAATTCATGGCAAAAAAGCCTCAGATACTAAAAGAGATACAGAATAAACAATTGTCTGAGATAAATTACTCTTATCAAAAGTCAATTTCTTATTCTCAAATGTCTATGTATAGAAGTTGCCCTCATAAATGGGCGCTTCAATATAAAGAAGGACTTTATGATAAAACTCCTTCAATTCATTTTACATTTGGTACTTCAATGCATGAAGTAATCCAAGATTGGCTTACAGTGTTATATGAAGAATCCGGAGCTAAAGCGGACCAAATAAATTTAGAAGAACAATTTCAAGAAAAATTTATTGCTTTATATCAAAAAGAATATAAAAAAAATAAAAATACTCATTATTCATCTCCCGAAGAATTAAGAGAGTTTTTTGAAGATGGCGTAGCTATTCTTGATTTCATTAAGAAAAAACGTAGCCAATATTTTGGAAAAAGGGGATGGCATTTAGTTGGTATTGAATTGCCTATTGCTATGAACGTTGGTAGAAATTTATTATATAAAGGTTTTATAGATTTAGTATTATACCATGAACCTACTAATAAATTTTATATATACGATATAAAAACTTCCACTAACGGGTGGGGAGCTAAAGCTAAAAAGGATGAAACTAAACAAATGCAGCTTGTGCTTTATAAAAAGTTTTTTAATGAACAGTATGGGATTCCTCTTGAAAATATAGAGGTAGAATTTTTTATTGTACGTAGAAAAATTTGGGAAAATAGTAGTTATCCTATCCATAGAGTTCAACTACATAAACCTGCTGCGGGGCGTAATAAACTTAGAAAAGCAGATCGTATATTAGATGAATTTATGACAGAATGTTTTACTCTTAAGGGCACATACCAAGAAAAACAATATCCAAAAGTAGTATCTTCTATGTGTAAGTGGTGTCCTTTTAATGACGATAAAAGTCTTTGTGATAAAGTAATGCCTTCTTAAATCCCCATATATGTATATCAAAATATAAGCTATGAGTAAAAAAGATATGACACTAACAAGTGTAAAAGTCCAAAGTGAGTTATTTAATGAGTTTAAAATATCATGCGTAAGACATAAGTTTTCTTTCCAAAAACTTGCCGACCGCTGTATCCATTTGTATCTAACAGATGAAGAATTTAAACGACAAATTCATAACCATACTGATTTAAATTTATAAAACACAAATATGAAAAAAGGTTATATTCCAAAAGATCAACGAAAAAAGATTTTGTTGATGTGTGATGATATGAGAACCCACTCAGGAATTGGGACAGTAGCAAAAGAAATAGTTTTACATACTGCTCACCATTATAATTGGGTTCAATTAGCAGCAGCTGTAGACCATCCTGAATCAGGTAAAAGATTAGACATAAGCGCCGACACTAATGAGATGGCTGGTATAGATGATGCGGAAGTAATACTTTATGCTAATAATGGATATGGTCACCCTGATTTAGTTCGTCAATTACTTAAACAGGAAAAACCTGATGCTGTTTTTATTATAACTGATCCTAGATATTGGGATTGGTTATTTAGAATAGAGGATGAAGTTAGAAAATCTTGTCCTATAGTATATCTTAATATTTGGGATGATTATCCTGCCCCTAGGTATAATGAGGCATTCTATGAATCTTGTGATTTGTTAATGGGTATTTCTAAACAAACTGTTAACATTAATAGATTAGTATTAGGAGATAAGGCAAATGATAGAATTTTAGCCTATGTTCCTCATGGTTTGAACCATAAAATCTATAAACCCTTAGAAAAAGATAATAAGGAATTAGTTGAATTTAGAAATAGTTTATTTCAAGGAAAGGATATAGAATTTGCTCTATTTTTCA